ACGATGTCGGAGTGCTCCTGCATCAGAGCGGCAGCGCGGGTGTGCAACTTGATGACGTAGCGGTCGTAGGGGTCGTGCTCGGGCGAGTCAAAGCGCTTGATGTCGGTGTGGGCGATCTGCACCACCGTCATGCCACGGTCATCTCGCAAGGCGTTGAGTCCGTCGATGTACTGACGCCACAGGCTTAGTGCGGCAACATAGCCCTTGCCATAGCCAGCGTCTTCAATCGAGTTCCACCCGTTATCGCGACAGGCTTTGCCCCACACAAGTGGCTCAAGCCAATCAACGCTGTCGATGACCACGGTTTTGAAATCATGGTCTTCCGTGTACAAGGAACTCAACGCCTCAATCACCTCTTCATAGGTTCGAGCCAGCGGAAAGTGCGGCGTCGAAAGCGTTGCCAGTCCATCTTCCGTTTGCACGAATACGGGCTTGTTGGCTTCGGCGGCGAAGGTGGTTTTACCAACGCCAGCAACACCATGAATCAGGATGCGAGGCGGCTTGGGTGCGTTGGCACGGGTCAGTTGGGCGAGCGTCATAGCCATCACACACCCCCACCAAAGTGGCTGTCATTGGCGGCTGCGGGCACTTCGCCCGTGACGATCTGCTCGAGCTTGTAGCTAGGCTTGCCGGTTTTGACAGTACGGGCTGGCTCAAATAGCTGCTGGATGCCGGGTGGCCACGCCGTGTACTTGGACTCTGCGACCTTGATCTCGATCCCAACGTAGTGTTCTGGGTCCTCGCCCCATTTGCGCAGGGCCTCCACAGCTTCCTTGAGCTTGGCCTGGTCGTATTCGGGGCGCTTGGGAAGGTCGGCGACAACAACAAAACCCTCCTTCTCAAAACGCACCGTCCCGGTGGTTTTGCCTGATTGTTGGCGCAGTTGCTGGGCCTGAGCGCCCAGGCGGATGTGCAAGGTTGATTGCAAAGCACTTAGATAGACAACAGCGGTGTCTTTGGCTGCAGTTGCCTGTTTGATCATTCTGTGCAAATCAGGCAACGGGAGCTTGTCGAGCTCATTCACGTAAAGCTGGCCTATTTCGTCCAGCACATCGGGTTCGGCGTTCATAGGTACTCTTTCTTTCAGTGGGTCTTGAGGTTGGTAGGTGCCATCTGCGCGATGCGCAGTTGGGTTCGGATTTCTGGTGGCTTGAGCGGGGAGCTAGATCGCATCGCCAAGTAGCGGTAATGGTCGTCATCCACCTTTTGGCTAAACAGGTGAATCAGGCCAAGCTCGCAGGCGATCCATGCGCGGCGAGCAAGTGAATGAATCCGTGCCCGGTCTTTGGTGGTGAGGTCACTGCTGGTCTCTGAACGATCCCGCAACAACAGGCCCTCGTGGTACTGGATGCAATGGCCGACCAGGGCGCTGGCAAGCCAGTCGCAAAGGTTGGCTTCTGTCAGTTTTTCAATGGGAACGTAAACAGGCTGCTGCGCTGCACGGCCAATGTCGACACCCAGACCAAGATGGCTGCGTGTGGTTTCAATCAGGTCAGTTTTGTGAATCATCAAATCTCCGGGCGTGAGTTGGCCTACCACCGCTGCCCAAGGGGGCGCGGAGTTTGCAGGTGTTAAAGGTTTTTACTGAGCGAGGGTGCTGTTTTTCTCAGGCACCCCGCGATCGGTCAGGCGGCAGACCTGATGCCGAACATGCGCAAGTGCATTTGGAGTTCGGCGACACGACGGTAAAACGTGGCGGTAGACATACCGCAGGCTTTGGCTGCCGTCGGAAGGTCTTGGTGCGAAGCAAGCAAATCAAATAGATCAATTTGTTCTTCGCTCATGTGCGCGAGTGCTGTCTCCAGGTCGTGGAGCGTGTTTGAGTTTGAAAAGAGATCGTCGTCCCCATCAAACCATTGCGATCTGTAATGGGTTTCGCTTGTACCGATTGGAGCGGCATCGTCGTCATTGGCCGCGTCCTGGGTCTGGTCCATACTTTGCCGTGCTCGGCTTATGTTGACGATTTCCAGCGTGTCAACGTCCTCACCTGATGCAAAGGTCAGGCGTTCTCGGTCTGTCTTGCGAGCCTTGAGAAATTCGGCGGTTCGGTGCTCGGACACAAACCCGGTAAATGTCCCGGGGCTGCCTCTCTCCGGACTAAATTGAGTTTCACGCTCTAAAAGGTCGAGCAAGATCTCTTGATACAGGTCTTCCCGCTCAGAGGTGCTGAGCCGTGCAGAAACCGCTGCCCGGTATGTGCGGGTCTTGGCTGCATTAACAGCAGCGCGAAAGTACGGATCGTTTGCCGCATCACGGATGCGGCGGGAACTGCGCACGGCAGTCGGGATTGAAGTATTTTCCTGTCCGTCTTCGAATTGCAACATGTCATTTCCTTTTCCGTTTTCGTTTTCGTGTACATGAAGCCATTGGAAAGGGGTTACTTCATGAAATCACCGCAACTGCGGTAAGTGCTACCGCAACTGCGACAGCAGAGTATGTATTTGGATTACTGGTCAAGATTCTTCTTGGCATCTGCAAACTTGGTTTCAAGCCCTCGCTTTGAGATTCCAGGCTTGTTCCCAAAGTTAATAACTAGCGCTTCAATCACCGATGCCTGATTTGAGAACAACGAATGTGCTTTACCTGCAGGGCTTTTCATCAGAAACAAGTTCAGCATTCCACCGATGATGTTCAGGTAGGTAGTCTCAGCTCGGAGCCCAAGGTCTTTGGCGGGCTTAGTCTCGTCAGTGAGTTTTGCTTTTCCGATAACCAACTCGTCCCGCTCGCTCCTCAACTTACGGTACTCATCGGCTGCCTTTTCAAGTCGCGCCCGCAATCCATCGCGTTCGGCCTGCAATGCCTGGTAGGCATTTTTATTGATGGCTGTATGGGTGTTGCGCTCGATGTCGTCGAACAGGAATGCGGGCTTGTCAGACGGGAACTGCGCCGCAATCCAGTCCTTTAGGTGTTGCCGAGAAATGTGCCATCGCTCTGGGGCAACGTGTTCTTCGGTCGGCACGACTTTTCCGTTTTCCCTACTGCAGTGCAGAAGTCCAGTCACGATCGCGTCGTGAATCGCCCGGCACCTCGGCTCCAGGCAGTTGATGTAAGGGTGCTTGAGAACGCCCCTTGCTACTTCCGTGGACAACGCCAAGTGTTCTTCCACTTCTCCTGGCTCGATGCCACACCATAAAGCTGCAGCGACCGGCACGCGGTAAACAGTGAAGTAGGACTGGACTGCTTCACAACTGTCGTTTTCCCATGTTTTTTTCATATTTGTCTCTTTTTATTTACGTGTCAGTGGTGGCGCTACGGTTATGTTGGCTTGCTTTCTTCGGCCGGCTTTGCGGGTTCCATGTCGCTTGCGCCAATAGCGATTGCACGTGTCTGCAATTCCCTAAACATGCCCTCCTGAATGCGATCTTTCAGGTTCCACACCACCTTGTGTGGGTTGAAGAGCAACACATAGTGGTGTGCGCCAGTGGGGCCTTCCTTTGCATCAATGAATCCCAGTTCAACCAAGGAGCGCATGCGGTCTTTCCACGTGCTCAGTGCCCTCTCACCGGTAAACCCAGACTCAAACGCAAGAGTCATCGGGTTGTCGATGGCCAGCAGTGACTCATCAAAAGTGCGGCACCACATGACGAAATAAACCATGCCTGCCGGTTTGTTCTTGGTCAGAGAATCGATGATGTTCATGATCAAGGGCATCGTGCGGGGGATGGTGGTGAAGCCCTTGACCAGCTTTCGGTTCCAGAGCTTTTCATCGTCCAGGTCTGGCCAGCAGCTATCGCGCAGCGCTTTGGCCTTCTCTTGGCCCTTGGATATCTTTTTGGCGGTTGATAAAGCGGACATTGAGTTTCCTTTAAGTTTTCGATTGCAATGCCCAAATTTTAGGCCGGAATCGTTCAACTCGCTATGATTAAAGCAACGCTTTTGGCACTAAGTGCCCGTCTAATGTTGACGACTCATATATTCAGTTGACTTTTTTTATCGTTTTCCGATTCATTAAGATGCGCTAAAAAATGGTATGAAAATATGGTTTATCTATATAAATCAATGGCTTAAACGAATTTTGCTGTGCTCAGCGTGCTCAGTGGTCCTGTGATTCTGTGCTCCTTAGTTATCCTGTGCCCGCCCCAGGCGGGCACAGGATGCAGCCCGATCGCCGTAATGCGCCATCAAATCACCACTGAAACAGCTCAATAGCGCGCGTTTGTGGGCAAAAGCACCGCCCCTTGAGAAAAACACCCAGTCGGGGCGGTATGAACCTACATGACCACCCCAAAACGCACCCCAACACCAACCCCGCCCGCCGAGCCCAGCCCTATGGCTGTCATCGGCGCAATCCTGGCCCAAGGGGCAATTCGCATGCTGGATCGCCAGAAACGCGAAGCTCAACTTGCTAAGCGCGCCGAAGAGAGCGTTCATACAGGTGTAACAACTACCAAGGACAACACCCATGAATGACTCACTTGTTGCACG